AGAGAATAACGGAATGTTTTGGCTAGAACAAAGTCCACAGTTGGGTTATGCGACATTGCAGGAATGGAGTAGCCTATTACCAAAAGGCGAAATGATTGTTGCGGTTCCTGAGAATATGCAGTTAGCAAGCCTTGGAGGACTGGACCGGATAGGCAAATATGTACAGGGTAAAATCAAGGGAGCAGGGAGCAACGGGAAATATGATAAGGATGTATTCAAGTACAGGAGAACCGTTACAGCAGAAGGTGTTACTGATGAAATCGAAGTTGAGATTGGAAAGCACTTCAGAGATAACGACAATATTGATAGGTTGATATCAGGAGTGAGAAAGCATTTAACAACCGATGCAGGAGAGACAAGGGAGATTAAGGACCCCGTATTCCCACCGCAAATATTAGATGGAGTACAAATGCCAGGAGAGATGCCAAACACAGAGGAGGGTCAGGCTGCTAAGGTTCAGGTTTTAGGTGGTATAACTCTTTTCAGTGGGCTCCTTCTTCTGGGTAAGGTTTTGGTTTTCTGTCTATAAATTATTAAAACCTCTACTTGTTAATTCAGGTAGAGGTTTTTGCATATCTTTTTTTAATTCGGACATATTAACGTAAAGGAGGGAATGAACTGTTACTAAATATCTGTAAAACTTTAGAAAACCCTACTATTTTTTAGTAGAGTTTTCAAGGATAGTTACCATTAAATTGTTTAGTGAGCGATTCTGTTCTTTAGCAAGTTCTTCAAGTTTCTTTTTTAGGACTTTCGGCATGATTATCCCAGTCCTTATGTTGCTTGAGCTAATAGTCATTGTTTTCACCTCATAATTATTATAGCAGTGTTAATATAGGATTGTAAAGATGTTAACACTGTGTTACAATATCCTTGAGGTGATAAAGAATGATACTAGGGAAGAAAGTTAGACTCAAGCCCACAGAAGAACAGGAACACCAATTATGGAAATCGGCTGGAACTGCAAGATGGGCTTATAATTGGGCATTAGACAGGCAGGAGAAAAATTATGCCAGTGGTGGAAAATTCCTCTCAGACAATGATTTGAGGAAAGAATTAACACAGTTAAAGCAAACGGAAGAGTTTTCTTGGCTTTATGATGTTTCCAACAATATCACAAAACAAGCCATTAAGGATGCCTGTGAAGCTTACAAGAAGTTCTTTAAACATCTTGCTGATAAGCCAAAATTCAAGAGTAGGAGGAAATCAAAACCTTCTTTCTACAATGACAATATGAAGCTGAAAGTCAAAGTTGGTATTGTCTTAATAGAGAAAATCGGATGGATCAGAACTGCCGAACAACTACCATTAGGAGAAAAGTACACCAATCCTCGTATTTCATTTGACGGAAAGTATTGGTATGTGTCAGTTGGAATCGAGCAAGGACAAGTCATTGAACCACTAACAAGTGAGATTATCGGCATTGACGTTGGAATTAAAGTCCTTGCATCATGTTCAAATGGTATGGTGTTCAAGAATATCAACAAAACTCAAGGTGTGAAGAAGTTGGAAAAACATCTTCGTAGGCTGCAACGAAAGGTATCTCGTAAATACCATAAAAATAAGGAAGGAGTCCGTTACGTCAAAACCTGCAACATTATAAAAGTTGAAAAGCAAATCCGTGTGCTACATCGAACGTTGAATGGGATCAGAAACAATCATATCCATCAAGCTACCTCTGCAATTGTGAAAACCAAACCTTGTAGAGTAGTTGTGGAAACTCTGAACATTAAAGGTATGATGAAGAATCGACATCTATCTAAAGCTATTGCACAACAAAAACTGTATGACTTTAAGTCGAAGCTTCAATACAAATGTGAGAAATATGGCATTGAACTCATTGAAGCAGATAAATGGTTTCCCTCAAGTAAAATGTGTTCCAGTTGTGGAGCAATTAAAAAAGACTTGAAATTATCAGATAGAGTATACAGTTGTGATTGTGGTTTAGAGATAGATCGAGATTTAAATGCTTCCATTAATCTTTCGATGTATGAATTAGTAGTCTAGTCACTTAAAAGACACTACTAATGTGTACGATTCGTTGCATCGGATTTTAAGCTTGTGGAGTGTTATATCAAACGAAAGTAGTCCTTGGACAAAATCGGACACTATGAAACAAGAAGCAAACAAAGCTTTAATAGACTTTTATAAAGTTTTGGCAACGGGAAAAGAGATGAGAAAATTAATCTTAATCCTACTAGCCCTAGTTCTCCTAGCCACTAACCCCGACAAATCCAACTACATCGACTACACAAAGCAAAATATCCTTGGGCATAATGCGAGTGGATTAGTTTCAATACTTGCAGACCCATTAATCGACAGGACAACGACCGAGAGCAATCTGTACTTCGCTACTGTTTATCGGACTAAGTTTGGAGAGAATAATGTTACTACTTTGGGTGTATTAAACAAATTCATCCCCTTGAAATAGAAAATACCCTACTCGTTTGAGTGGGGTATTTGTTTGCGGTCTCTTCGCGGAAAGTTTGGTTATTCCTTACTATTAAAAGCATACTCTATCGCCTCATCAAAACTGCAACCACCATTATAATACATTACATCAAATTCAAGTGTTCCGTCTTTACGCTCCACGATGCTAAAACAATCATCTTCCCCTATATCCTTCTTTTCTACAGAGTATAGGATATCGTTGTGAATTACATATTTCTCGTATCCATCATCCATTAATTGTTCCTGGTATGAACTATTCCAACTATCTAGCTCGCAGCCTTCCATTAATCTTTTGCATTGTTCTTCTAATGTTTCGCCTTCAAGTCTTTCAACTACCGTTAAAGTTCCTTTATAATGCACTGTTTCACTCATTTCGTTTTATCCCCCTACAATATTTCTTCCGCTTCATCTTCATAAGACAACGAGCAATGCGTCTCATCCCCTTGGCAATAACAAAAACCATAACCATGTATTGATTTGTCGTCATCCTGCCTATAGCATATCTCCGAATCATCCCACTTGTATTTATATGAGCCACAAGGCATTCCTTTCACCCCTACAATATTTCTTTAACTGCTTGGAAAAGCGAGTCAACTAACTTTGAATTACCCAACCACATGGTCCTATTGATACTCAGCCGCAGGTTTTCGTTTTTTAGACTAGGTTCTTCGGTAAAGTCATCGAGTAGTTGGAGAAGTTGGCCGATACTCAAAAAGGGAAGGCAAATTTTAATACCTACGCAAGTATAACTTTTTGCTCCACTGTAAAAATAATGTATTTCATCTCCGCATACCCAATCAACAGAATGCGAATAATTATCTCTTTTTGATACAAAAACATCATATTCTTCGTGTTTCCACCATACCCTCAACTTCTCTTGTTGCTCAGGACTCAATTCCGCTAGGTTTTCTACGGTTATCCTTTGACGCACCATACCCCACCAACCTTTCTTTAATTCTCTGTGACCAAAGTATTAAATCCGCAAGAAGGACACTTACTATCTGCCCCACCTTCTCCATCATACACAAAGTAACCACCCTGCATATTTATTTTAAAGACAGCACTTTTCAAATCCATATATCCGGTGTCATAATCGCAATCCTCGCAATATATAGAAGTCATTATTTCGCCCTGTTCCTCTATTTCTTCGGCAGATATATTATTCATGCCTATCTATTCCCCCCTTCCTCACTTCATCTTAAACAACTTCGCCAATCCCCTGCACCACTCGAATAACTCGCTATTATTTTTTGGAACCTGCATTTCATTAATCAAATTTCTGGCTGATTCTCCGGTAAGTATTGGCGATGTTTTTGGTATTGCTAGAATCTCAAATTTATCGTTCATTTTATCTCCTTAAACCTCGGAACAATAACGCCATCAACCTCAACTTCCCCAAAGAACATATCACGCGGCCTGGCGAATGTTGCTCCTTTTGAGTTTTGATATACAACGAGAAACTCACCTGTTTCTGTGTGCAAAACCGATGAATCAATTAAAGTGTAGATACCACCTTTGTAGTGTTGGTATTGCCTCACGCCTTCACATCCCATCTAATAGCCCCGAATTCAGGTTTTAAGCGAGGGGCATACAGATGTTTATTGATGCAATCTTGGAATATCTCATCTATCTTATCAACCATCTCCACAGGTAATGGTTCCCGACATTGCTCATAGCAACTAT